CTATTGGTTGCAAATGCTATTGGATGTCCAGGTGTATCAATCTCGAATATGTAAGTTTGACCTTTGTAAAGTTTTAGAGTAGGATTTTGTGTTAAACCTGTTGGGGTAAATTTATACGCTACGTTGTCATCATTTTCCTCCACGGATACTTTAAAAGTAGATACAATTTCTTTGTTCTGTCCAAAGATAGGTAATACTTGTGGTCCTGCTGGAAGCCAATAGTATTCTCTAAAGTTTGTAAACTTATCCCAATCAACATGTGGTTGCCACGCATAATATTCTTGTGCGTTAATTTTACTATGATCAGGATTTCTATTACCAAACGCTCTTAGTTGGTTTATGTAATCATTATAGTCTTTGTAAAAGTCGACATTGTCAACATTGTCTTTTAAAACAACTGCTGGTTCTAATTGATAATTTTGTCTTTGGTCTGAAACGTCATTAACATAGTTGTCTGCTGACTGAACTGCTTTTGCGTCTCTGCGTCCATAGTAAGAATTAAGTTTTTCAACTTCTCCTGGATTCATAAACTGATCCAGTGTACTTGTTAAAAACTTTTTATTTGCTGGTGTTCTAAAATACTTAGGTAAGTGGCTTAGGCTTGTTCGATTTTCGCCATCGTCGTTTGGACCAATTGGAATATCATTCTGGTCATTATCGTAAGCCATTAGTAACCTCCGCTACTTGAACTTGATGAACTGCTTGAAGAACTCGAACTTGATGAACTCGAACTTGTTGTACTTGTACCTGTGTTTGCACTTGATGTAATCCCTGCATTCTCTGTTGTGGCTGTACTTACTATAGTACCTGTTGTTTGTAATCTTGATGCTGTAAGGCTATCGATTATTGCAACATTATCAACAGTTGCTCCACTAATGAAAATTTCATCGTTCTCTGTTGACACTTCGTATAGACTTCCAAATGCTTTCTCTGTTTGATTAGGTACTAACACAAGTGTTGTAATGTCTGGTGCTAATACATTAACAATATATGTGGATAGTTCTGTGAAACTAAACTTGTCTCCAAAGTCCCAGAATTCTAAAGCAAAAAATTCATTAATTGCTTGTACAATTCTTAACTTAATATCATTGTCATTAGTTATTACTTCTGGATTTTTAACAACTTTAAATGTTGCTTGTAAATCTGAATCTGCTTTGTTACCAAACAATATTTTATAGTTAACTGGGTGATAAATTACTTCATCACTGATTGATTTAATCTTATTAATTTCTGCTCCAAAGTTCTGAAATAATTCATCTGAACTCGGTGGTAAAGGTTTAGTAGTTATAGTATTTGCCAAGTACTGTCTAAATGATCTATCATATGTTTTTGTTAACAAGTATGTGTCAATAATATTAGAACTACTTGGATCTAATCTATTATTCTCATCAGCACTGTGTACGTATTGGAATACAAGTTTATCTCTACCTTGATATGCTTTATATCCTGTTTGTAATGTTAGGTTTGCATTTGTTTTGCTGTATACTTTAAAAACATTGTTGTCTACAAAGTAAAATATTGCACCGTCATCGTATTGTGACAATGCACCTGTTGCTGTTTCTGATGCAAACGTTCTAATATTTTCTACTGCGGCATCTACATAATCATAATTTGTAGATTGATTATTTGAAATCTTTTCTTTTAGAAAAATCCATTTTGTTAACGGATTAGTATCCTGTGCAACAAAGTCATCAAACAACGCTGGGTTATCAACTACGCCATCACCGTCACTGTCAAAAAATCCTACTTCTACTTTTTTACTATTAATATATCCTTCTTCATCTCTAAACTCTTTAGTAACTTGCCAAGGATAATCAATAGTTGCAGGTGATGCTGAATCTGGTTTCTTGTTAATAGACATTAAGTTAATTTTATCTCTAATAACTTGTCCTGTTCTACTATCGTAAATTCTGTCTGTTTCATCAAAGTAAAACTTAACTTCTTGATTACTTTCAAAAATGTATCTAACACCTTTGTAAGTTATATTGTATTTTTCACCATCTGTTTCAAATAACATTAACCAACTTGAATCTAAGTTTTGTCCTGATGTATCACCTGTCTTACCCATATTAAACGCATTGCCGATACTTAAATTATTATTAAGAATTACACGCCATTCTCTATCTGAAGTACTGTAACGTACTCCAAATGTTTTATATGAAAATATTTGATCAATAATTTGTGTTGTAACATCAGTTGTTAAGTTTGTTGCAAACTTAGGTTTAACTTCATCTAATACTGCACCGGTTGGAATAATATCGTTAAAGATAATCGGTCCTTGACCGTCATCGTAGTTTTCAGTACCTTTATCGTTTACTCTAACAACCTTTGTCCAAATGTATGTTGTTGCGCCTGGGTGGTCTGCATCGCCAGCCATTAATGCATGACTGTTGTCTTTCATAAAGTGTTTGCCTGCTGGAGCAATAAATTTAACCATTGCGCCTGGCTCTACAAACTTTAATGTACTACCGGTAAATGTTCCTACTGTTAATTTAATATCTAATGAGTCTGAAATATAACCGCTGGAGTTATTAGTTTGTTTTGCAACCTGTGTCCAGTCTGCTTGTAAGTCTGTTGTTGATATTTTAGGAAACTGATTTAAGAAAAAGTTTTTAATTACCGTGTTTGAAAGTAACGGTGTAATTACGTTTTGAATATTTCCTTCTACATCTGTTTTTGTATTAAAAGAAAAACTAATTTTTTTATCAAACACCTCTTTATAGATAACGCCATCGTTACCAAATATGTTTGTACTTGAATACTTTCCTGTTGAATCAATTAAATCAAAGTATCTTGAAATACCCGAACTTGTTCTATTGATACTTTTTACTTTAATTACTTCTTGACTAACTGCTCTTGGTGCAACATTATAGTCCTCACCAGTAATCATTCTATTTTGTGTATAGTATGTACTTGGAGCATTTTCTTTGATGCTTTTTGAAGTTTCTGGTCCACTTGCATTATCAACTGTGTATTTTAATGAACACACAAATGTAAATGTTTCAGGTGTACCTGCACGACTTGTATATGGTACACTAATAGTTACGTTAGTTAATTCTTCAGGTTGGATTGAAAACTTACTACCAAGTCCTTTTCTAAAGTAACATCTAAATTGTCCTTTAGGCAAATCACCAAATGTTCCGTCTGCAAATAATAAACTAATTCTGTCATCAATACGTGATTGCACAGCATACAAACTTCTGTTCTGTTTATTAATACTATTATAAATTACATTGTTACCTTCAGTTGCTTCAACCTTAGTCCATAATTTTGTTTCGTTTCCGTTACTGTCTAATTGATAAAGCCAAACATCTGAATTGTTAATGTTTGTTGTGTCGATTGCAACTGCTTGGTTAGTAGTTGGATTTTCAATTGAAAAATTACCTGTGTCTAATACACCTTGTCTAAAGTGTACAAAATATCCTGAGTTTGAACTGCCAGCACCCTTGCCATCTTCTCTATATAAAAATGCTAAACTGTTACCTGGTAACGGATCTTCTTCGTAAATTTTATTAGCATCAATAGTTGAAGATGTTACTTCAAATACAATATTCTTTTCGCCTACGTTTTTATTAAAACTATAAACAGGTAAGTTTGAGTTTGATGCATTAAAACGATATTGCTCAGTTGTAATACCTGCAATAGTTTCTTTCTTTACTGGCTTACCTACAATGCTGTTTTCTGGTAATGCCGCATTTAAAATTTTTCTAAACTGTTCTGACCAATCAGGATTTGATGGATCGTTCCATTGTATAGATTGTCCTGATAAGTTAACCCCATTAGTGTCATTGATTGCTTCTGTTGTTTGTACACTTTCAAACTTCATTAATCCGTTTGCTGATTGATTACGCTTTGGATTATAAGAAAGTAAACGTGCTAAACGTAATACGCTTTCTCTACGTTCTGCTAATTCAAGAAAGTTTTCACGTGCATTTAAATCAACACGGAATGCCATGTTTTGTCCAAGATATGCAATAAGATCAATTAGTGCAAGGTATTCTGAACTTTCAATGTAGTCATTAAAGTCTTCTGGATAGTTCTCACGCAAATATGCGATCATAGTTCTACGTAAACTATCAAAATCATACGATTTGAAGTCCGCAGTTTTAAATGTTTGATATACTCGCTTCCAATCTTCAGCAAGTAATAATCTATTTTGTCTATCCGTTGTTGACATCTATTTTCCTCTTACAATGTATTTATTTAAACGAGATATCCGAGTACTTAATTCCTTAAGACGCAAAGCCTGCATCTTTGTCAAAACTAAATTTCATTTGTTCAGATATATTGTACGGTAAGTATTGAAGTTTGCACTCAATTTGAATACCGCTCTCGTATTGATCAACAACAATTCCAGTTGCATTTATTCTCGGGTCACTGTTGATTATGTCTGTTACATTGGTTATAATTGCTTCTTTTAATGAATCTGTTAAAGGTTCAAATAATACGTCCCATATAATTGTTCCAAACTCAGGATTTTCAAGTTTTTCACCCTGTCTGACATGGAAGTGATTAAGTAAATCTTGTTTAATTAATCCAATGTCGTATAGTGCGTAAGATTTGTTGTCTGGATTGACTGTGCTAAGGCCTTTATATGCTCTACCTTTTACAGGTGGCTGTTCCTTAACATTAGATTTTACTCTAACATTTCTTACTGTATTTTTCTCTAAACTACTCATATTAGTATTTATACACCCTTCTTAAAGGTGTCTGGAGTGTTGTCATAATCAAAACTTTCAGGTATAGGTGCTTCATTAAGTCTGTTTGTTCTTAGAGGTTTGTACGCAAACGGATCAACATTTTCATGATGTGGCCAAGGCTCGTGTTGTGGCAAACGCTTGTGCAACGATGTTAATGCAGTGTCTGTAGGTGTCTTGAAAGGTCCTCCGGGAACAACGTGTGTGGTTAACGGCGTAGCCGCGGTAGCGGTAGCGGCCTGCGGTCCATTCATATGGATATTCGGAGCGGTTTCTGTATGGTTACCGCCGCTGAGTATATCAGTAGTTCCGCCTGCTGTAAACTTGTTTGCTCCTATTGTGTTTAGATCGTAATCTAACAATGTTGTAACTTGATTGTTTCCTGCAACATACGTTATCATATCTGTGTTTGTTTCGATCTGGATATCATCTTTTGACAACACATTAAAGTTACGTCCTGCATTTAAGTTAATGTCTCTATCTGCTGTAATGTTTAAATCATTTTCAGTGTGCATACTAATACTGTCTTTTGCATACACATCAATTTTACCATTAGAAGTTAATTCAATCCAACTGTTACCACTGCCATGATCTATACGTATTAGATCTTCTGTTTGATGTAATAATATTTGATGTCCTGTACGTGTTCTAATACGTACAAGTTCGTTGTGTGGTACTGTGTAGTCTCCGCCCTTTTCACCTTTTTCGTGATTGACAAATTCTTTTTTAGTTGTACCTGCGGGACCTTTACGTAAAATTTTATCATCACCGTCATCCATTACAAAACTTGTTCCGCCAAGTCTGTTAAAAGGAATTGATGCTGATTGTCCTCCCGGACCGTATCCTGCTTTTGGTGCTCCGGGTCTCTTGTCATATGGTCCTGGTGTGTTTATACCAAACACCATACTTGGTAATTCTCTTCTTGCACTACTTGTTGTTAACCCTCTTGTGCCATCTGCTTCAAGTCCTTGAGCAAACAATAAGTCCATCCATTCTTCGTTAATAGACTTTTTAAATTTTGTAGGATCGTTACCTTTGTTGTCTACAAGATTCTTTTTATTAATTTCACCAACTACAACTTTGCTTGTTTTTGCTATTGCTGATTTTGCACCGTCTCCTTCGGCTTTGCCTGAAAAGAAACTTGTTGCAATTTTGTCTGGTACATTAAGGTTAATATAGTTGTCAGGTATACAACCAATCCAGTAACCCATGTTGGCCGCGCCTTCAACAAATGTTACAAGAACTCTACTTCCAACATCTGGTGGTGACATCCACATACCGTATGCTTGTTGTGTGTATGCAAAGCCTTGGTTAGCACTAATACCGTTAACAGGAGTTTGTCCGTAAAATGGACTTGAATAGTGTACTTTGAATGTTTGGCCGCCAACATCATCGTTGTTCGCCACTTGGCCTTTGAGTAGTTGTACTTCAAGAGCTCCCATATAGTTAGGATCAAGATGTCCTACAACTCTTCCAATGTATGGACCGGAGTCTAATTTGGCTTCTTGGCCTGCTGTACGTTTTTCGTTAGCCATTAAGTAAACACCCTTTGATCATTATTTGTTGTTCTGTCTGCGGCATCTTCGATTACTGTTTCTTTACGCTCATCAGTACCTTGTGCGTTATCTGTTTTAATTTCTTGTGTTCCTTTTTCACCGCTGTCTGCTGTTGGTTTGTCAGACATTTGCGGTCTTTTCACAAGTTCAAGTACTTGTTTAAACTGTCCTGCTGAAAATTCGTTCTTAACACTAATTACCATATATAATCCGCTAAAGAAATCAACTGGCACAGTATCATCTGGGAATCCCATAATACCGTTATCTCTATAATCAATTGGTGTTCTAAATAATACTTCAACATCTACTTCACCATATTGATAATCTATACTTCCATCTGAATCAAGATTAATAAATTGTGTGTTTTCTGAGTTATAGTTTCCTATTCCACTATCAGCAATATAATAAGGGTCGCCCATGATAGTCATGTCAATTGTTAATAAGTCAACATCACTGTTTACAATCGCTTCATTAAATCTACGAGCAATGTCAACACGCATATCATCAAGACTGACTGCACCTGCCGCTTTAGCATTGTTGTCACGATTTTCTAATGCTTTACTATTAACTTGTGTGTCGTTGTTAGTAGGAGTCATTGTGGTTTTCAATGATGGATCTTCACCTTCTTTAGAACCGTCTGCAAGATTGTTCTTTGGAAGTACTCCTGGAGATACACTTTTAAAGAATGTATTATCAAGATTAATTTCAAGATCTAAAATATCTTCGTTTGCACCACTATAGATATAATTGTAACGTTTACAAGTTTGTATTCTTAAAGCGTTTAGTCCTGCTGGCGTTTCGTCTGGAGCAATAAATTTACTTTCGTGAACCATATAAGGTAAAACTCTAAACACATATATTCTCGGAGGCACACCTGTTTTCTTTTCTGTTTTTCTATCTGTAATATTAAAAACTTGTGTATCAATTTTGAACCAAGGACGCATACCTTTTACTGCTGGTGCATCAATAATATTTTTTCCATAATCACTTAAAATTATACATTCTTCAATAATATCTTGAATACGTGTTCCTGCTAAAAACTTAATTGTACCAAGTCCTGGATCTATTTGTAACTGTCCACTTGATCTTACCCAAACTTGTTTATCTTTGTCGTATGTAAACGAAGCATCTCCAAAAGGTTGATTAGTTGTACCAAGTGAATCAAGATTAAATATGTTTGCCAATCCAATATTGTTAGAATGTTTTGCGCCTGTTTGTTTGTCTGTTATATCTTGACCAAGTTGTGTAGTTGAAACTAAATTTTTAACTTGTTCAGCCCAAGCCGCGAATGCCTCTGGAGGTGGTCCGCCTTGTGCAATCATGTTGTATAGTTCTTCCAGTTTGTCTACACTACTTTGTTTACGATCAGTTAAGATCGGTCCAGTGGTTATTTTTGATGCTTCTGATTGAGTTGCTGAGCCATCTGTAGCACCGCTCGATGTTCCGTAATAGTTACTGGAAAGTTTTCCTGCACTTGCACGTTCTTTAGGAAATACAACAAAGTATTGATTGGCTGTAAATATTTTGTCATCTGCGGCTTTTTTTGCTTCGTGAGCATTTAGTTCTTGTGCTAAACTTTTTAAGTTACTCTGTAACATTTGTTCTAAGTTTCTACCTGTCAGTGTAACGTCAACTGGGATACGCTGTGTATGATCTACTAATGCCGCTTCATTATATGCAACACCTTCGACTACATAAGAACTTCCGCCTTCAGTTACACTTAAATCACTACCAACAAGTTTAAATGGAAGATTTTTTGATCCTTCTGGAACTGTGTAAACTTTTCCATTATCATCGTATCCGATAAAATCAATAGTAAGTAAAAATGGAGATTCTAAATAGTTTTCATGTCCTGCTTGATATGACGCAAGTTGTAGAGTTTGCAAAAACAATCCCATACTATAAGGTTCTTGAATTTCTAATCTAAATCCAACTGCGTTAGTTGAACCTTTCTTACGTGTAGGAGCAATAATAGTTTCAATTTCTAAACCATTAATAAAGTATTCTACTTTTTTACCTTTTGATTCATATGCTGTTATAACTTTCTTATCTTCAAGTCCGCCGCCACTTTGTAAAATAGCATACTTTGGCTTTTTAACTCTATAAGATTCATCTGGATTATTAAGTTCTTCGTTAGTTAATGCGTACAAACCTATTATGTAATTAAAACTTGAGTAGTTTCTTAAATTATTTGGTAACGGTAATGATAAAACTCTTCCGTCAGCAGTACGTGCTTCGTATTTGTCTGCTTCGGCAAACTGATGCGGAGACCCTGTTTCGTCGGTCTTCATGCTATTCATGTTTGCTTGGTCTCTGTTTTCTTTATCTTTTACAGTGTCAACTTTTGAGGCGTTAGTGTCAATTATTTTAGCATCTTGTGTTTTAGACATATCGTCTACCATGAACACTTCTTGGTTACCTGTTACAACTGTGTTTGCTGGTGCATTAACATCATTGGTTTCGAAACCGTCGCCGATATCATCAGGCTCACCTGTTGTACCGAATCTTTCAAATGTTGTTAATTTTTTCTGTGCCACGGATTAGATCCCCAACAACGTTCGTAATCTACTACCCTTTGGAACACGTATCTCAGTACCAACTCTAAAATCAAATATAGGATCTTTTAGGATATCCATGTTACGCTGTGAGTATATCCACCACAACTTCGGATTGCCATACATGTCGTATGCAAGTAAGTCAGGTCTTTGATGATACTGTGCTTCTATCTCGTAAACTACATCATCTTCATCTGCAGGAACTGGTCTAATATTTAGAATATCTAAATAGTTCCCTCTTCTATTAAGTTTTGTTTTAGCCCACGGTGAACTTGACATTAAATAAATCCTTTATTATTTGATCCAAGATATCCACCTTTTGCAAATTTGTCTAAACTAAATTTCTCAACAAGTGCTCTTGAGTATATTGGTTGAATTGTTACAGTCATTTGACTTTCTGTTGGAACATACGATTTGTTGCCGGACGTAGATGTAAGATCAGCACCTGCGGCTATGTCTTCAAATTCATTCCATTCTCCTAAGAATTCCATATCAACAGCAATGTAATCAACATCAGTAGGCATGTCAAGTGTAAAGTTTGTCACAATACACGGAACATCTTTAAACACATAATCTCCGTAGCCGTTTAATTTTACTACTGGAGGTGGAGCACCTTGATTAGTACCTGCACCATAAAACATTTTTGTAATTGATCTTAGATAGTGTAATGCACCTATCCAATATAAACCCTCTAAATCGTTTTGACAGTAAAATTGACCTGTAAGTGTCATGGCATCCACTTGTGAGTTCTGGTACGCAAAGAACGGATAATTACTATGTACAGGGGTTATTGCACTGTACGAAGCGGCATGACTCATAATGATTGTTGGAGTATAAGGAAATGCAAGACCGCCTGTTGCTACTAATGGCTCTAATATAGGACTTTTTTGAAAGGAATCAATGTTAGGAACACTTAATTTAACACGCCAATCTTTACCATTAGGGTCTGACGCCCATTTTGCAGAAGTAACTTGTAATTCATCTGGTTCACCGTCTTTAGGTATAGTACGTGAACGTATACCTTTCATGAACCCTTCAGCACCATCAGAGATTGCCTGCACACTATCACGTGCTAATTTCGAAATCTTGTCGACGGTAATACCGTCTTTCTTATTATCTATTGGGTCTGCCATTTTATTTTGGTGTCCTATCTATAAAGTATTTATTGACTTTTTAATAAGAGTAGTTTATAATAAGAGTTCAAATAGGAGAATATCTTGAAAAAAGTAAATTATTTAAACAATAAGGACTTATTAAAAGAAATACACAAGTCCAAAACAACATATTGTAGTTATGTTGACCAGAGTTATGCTGACTTTGATATTATACTGCCAAGTATAGACAAAATTAATGTTCGCACGATTGCTGAAGCAAAACGTAACAAAGCCAAAAAATTAGGAACCGCAGAGTACGAAGCACGTAAACTTGCTGGTGAAAAAGTAAAACAAGCAGAGTGTGCCATTGATTATAGAAAAATGGAAAAGAATGAATTAATTTTTAGAATTATGTCATTCGATCATATTCCAGAAGAAAAAGGACGTAAAAAGAATCCAAAGACTGTAGCAGATACAAGAGTTAAGTTAAACTTTCCACCATTCCAACATTTTAAGTTTGATGAAGAAACACAAGAGTTATTGTGTGTTGGTAAAAGTCATTGGGAAGGTGGTATGGAAAACGGTGCGTTTAGTTTGAAGCATGGTAAGACTACTGAAAAACTTGCTCGTATGTGGATGAAACTTTGTGATCGTTATGCAACAAGAGGTAATGTACGTGGATACACATACAATGACGAGATGCGTGGACAAGCAATTTTACAATTAACACAAATAGGATTACAGTTTGACGAATCTAAGTCTGCTAATCCATTTGCATATTATACTGCGGCAGTAACTAATTCATTTGTTAGAGTTATTAATATTGAAAAACGTAATCAAAACATTAGAGATGACATTTTAGAAATGAACGACATGACTCCATCATTTACAAGACAGCAACAAGGTGAATGGGAAAGACAAGTCGAAGACCAAAGAAAAGCAATGGCGAAGCAAGAAGCAGAAAAAGGTATTAAGAAACCATTTGTTCCGCCTACTATTAAAGCCAAGGTGCCGAGATAGCCAAATAAGGTTGACTTTCATCAACAAATGCAGTACAATATAAAGAGTATAGTAATTAGAAGGAAATATTTTGTTTAAAAAATGTGCAGTATTCACAGATATTCACTTTGGACTAAAGTCCAATTCAGTGGCTCATAATCAGGACTGTGAAGCGTTCGTAGATTGGTATATTGAAAAGGCAAAAGCCGAAGGTTGTGAAACAGGCATCTTTATGGGTGACTGGCATCATAATAGAAATAGTCTAAATATTGTTACAATGGATTATTCAATCCGTTGTCTTGAAAAACTTGGTAAAGCATTTGAACAGTTTTTTTACTTTCCTGGTAACCATGACTTATATTATAAAGATAAAAGAGATATTCAGAGTGTTGAGTTTGCAAAGCACATTGACGGTGTAACTGTAATTGATGAAATTACAACAATAGGCGACAGTACTATGGTGCCGTGGCTTGTTGGTGAAGAATGGAAGAAGATTCCTAAGATTAAAACAAAATATATGTTTGGTCATTTTGAACTTCCTAATTTTTACATGAATGCAATGGTACAAATGCCTGATACAGGTGAATTACAATCTAAACATTTTGTACATCAAGATTATGTTTTTAGTGGACACTTTCATAAACGTCAAACACAAGGAAATGTAACATACATTGGTAATGCGTTTCCGCACAACTATGCAGATGCATGGGATGATAAACGTGGTATGATGACGTTAGAACATGGCGGAGAACCACAATACATTGATTGGACAGATTGTCCTAAGTATAGAACTGTAAAACTAAGTCAACTAATTGATGAAAAAGACTCATTGCTAAAAAGTAAAATGTATCTAAGAGTTACACTTGATATTAACATTAGTTACGAAGAAGCAAGTTTTATCAAAGAAGAATTTATGAGGAACTACAGTTGTAGAGAACTTACATTAATTCCAAGTCAGCAAGATGACGAAATAAACAGCGACATTGACATTACAAAATTTGAAAGTGTAGATCAAATTGTTGCAGAAGAAATTAATGCTATTGATTCAGAGAATTACAATAAGCAAACACTACTAAACATTTACAACGAGTTATAGAATGATATTAATTAAAGACCTAACAGTAAAGAACTTTATGAGTGTGGGTAATCAGACTCAAGCAGTTAACTTTAATAATAAGCAATTAACCTTAGTCCTTGGAGAAAACTTAGATCAAGGTGGTGACGACAGTGGGTCACGTAACGGTACAGGTAAGACCACAATCATTAATGCATTATCTTACGCATTGTATGGTGTGGCACTAACTAACATTAAACGCAATAACCTTATCAATAAAACAAATGGTAAAGGTATGCTTGTTACTCTTAACTTTGAAAAGGCAGGAGTAAATTATCGCATTGAAAGAGGACGTGGTCCTAACTTATTAAAGTTTTTCATT